CCACCCATTTGGTCTGTTGTTACAACTTCGGATGAAATACTTGACCTGTTACCCTGTGTCGCAGTCCAACCAACCAAGTTTAACTCGTGACACATAGCCTCAAACCCTCTCATAACCGAACCTTCAGCTTTCCATTCGTCTTTTGCCGTTGTTTCAGGAAGAATACAATCAATATAATCTAACAAAACTAAATCAATTTTGATTCCATCTGCAATCATTTTACGAATTTGATTCTTAATCTGATTCATAGTAACAGTATCTGATGCCAACTTTTTCAAAATCAATCTATTTGGCATAGACTCTTTTATTTCCGTTATTTTAGACATTACTTCATCCTTATGATTAACTAATTCATCAGGAGCAATTCCTGTCCAAATAGTGAAATGTTTTCTCTGAACAATTTTGGGATTATCTTCAAAAAATATTTGAAGTACATTATATCCCATATTGAATGCGGTATTCGCTATCTTGGTAAGTATAGTTGTATTATGTGTTAAAACATAATCTCTAGTAACATAAAGTTCATCAGGGTTAGATACTTTTATACAAACCGCTTCTTCGTCGTGTGAATATGTAATTGATTTCACATATTTTTGTTCAACATATTTTGTTCTCTTATAATATCTATGAACTTTTCGTAACAATCTAAAAGGTACAATATTATTGGCAAATGACATAGTTATTGTGTAAGCTAATTGACCTTCTTTTTTTTCACCATTATAACTATATGTTGGTATTTTACTATTAACTCTTACCGTACCACCTAAAGATAATACTAGTTCTCTGACATCATCACACAATTGTTTAGACACTGTCGTTAGTTGAGTGGTTCCCTTTTTATCAACATATCCATCAGTATCCATAAGACCTTGTAATAAAGCAACTCTAACAGTTAGTGAGTTATACAAATAATCTTTTGGTATAAATTTATTATTAGATTTTTTATTTTTTAGACCATAAAAATCTAATTTAGGTTTAATACTTGAACCCAAATTTATTGAATAAATACTTTTGGTGTTTTGGTCTCTGAAATATTGATAGATGTTAGCAGGATGTTCGTTTTTAGAAAATGATTCAAACAGTTCTTCATCTTTAGTGGAAATACAAACTTTGGAATCACAAATACTTCCATCTCCAAGTAACAATCCCAATAAATATGGGTCTATCAACACTTCTCTTTCTTCAAAATCAACCGGACTTACCACAGGTAATCTATAGTTGTAACGACCTCTCTTCTTGATATCTTTCATCATATCCGAAGTTTTAACAACTTTATACCCATAGTTAGGTCTATATACACCCTTACCTTGTTTATCTCTTGTTTTGGCAGTTCTCATATTAAGTGTGTTTACACTCCAAAGATGTTCCAACCCACAATTAGCATATGTTCCGTCACTAAATTCTATTTTATATATTTCTTTAACTCCTTGAGGATATACCCCTAACACATATTGTTCTTTACCATTACTACCCATTACTTTATCACCAACCTTGATGTCACCCATAGTTACCCACCCTTTTGGTGTTAAAACTGGTTCTGAAATTGGCTGTTCCTTACCAACTCCAGTCGGAGCAAGTATAACACCAATCTCACCTTTAGCCAAACCACCTTTCAATAATCTATCAATACCAGGAATTCCCATAGGAACTGGATGTCTATAATCTTCCTCTAAAACCGTATCTAAACCAGTAAAAATGTCTGTAACATTTTTTTCTATCTCTCCAACTTGTAAAGCATTTCTTACTAATCCTTCAACTTTGTCATAAGATTCAAAATCACCTTCAGAAATTATTTTTTGGGCTTTATCCATCGCCTTTTGTAATTCCTGTTGTTTACAGAACTTCAACGCCTTTTCTTGAACAAAGGAATGTCCTTCAAATGGAGCGTCCTTGATTTGTTTTAAAGTATCCAAAACTATTTTTAACACCAACTCTTGAGAAATTTCAGACTTAACGATTTGTTCCAAAACCTCAAAGTTAGGAGTAGAATCATACTTCTTATGATATTCTTTTATCATTTGAATTATGATTTTGAAATACTTGTTATCAAAGTAGGAACTTTCGATTACTTCCATAATTGATTGAGAAAAGTCCCTATCAACTATAATTTGGTTTAATAACTGTATTTGAAATGTATTACCTAAGTAATCAAAATTTTTATTCATATTGATGCGATTAAACGAGTGTATTAATTAAATATTCACTTCAGGTCGAAGTTCAAATATTTGTAAGATAATTTTTTTGAAGAAAAAATTTCTGTCAATTCTCGTAATGCTTCTTTGAGGTATGGGCGGATATCAACGGTATATCTGACCTTTGGTGGGAATAATTTTCCATCGAAAATTCTATGAGTTATGATTTGGTCGTTAACTTTAATATAGATATTAAACAGTTCCGGCCCGTCCGTGAATGATGTTTCCATTATAGATGGGTCAAACATTATCGACTCCTCGTTGTCCATCATATAGGTAACAGTTTTCATCTTCAAGTAGTATTGAAGCTGGTCTTTGAAACTTCTAATAAACTCATAAAGTTCTAATGAATTTTTTGCGTTCGGGTTATATCCTCTAACATTAAAAAATCTCTGAACCACAATATTATCGTTCAAGGTCAGAAGTAACTCCATTTTAGTGATTTCTTGTTCTTTCATTTTTTTAAGAATTAATTAATAATATTTGTTTTTCTTTTTTCTTTCCTAATAAGTTTTGTGAAAGGTTTCATAAATTCAACCCAAGCGTTATCGTCCTTCGGTAGAAAGTTAAACATTCCATCTTCCATCATCAACCTCATCAGATTCTTATAACCTCTATCTGTTGGGTCGATTGTTTCTTCATAAATTTGTTTGACCAATATTTTACCTTCATCAGTTATAAGTGGTTCAGATAGGTCGACTATCTTTTTATTCAATTCATACAAATCTTTACCAAAGATACCATTTTTTGTTTTACCAGTCAAAAGATTGCTAAGAACTTTAGATTTTTTGTCCTGCACGAGAATTGATGCGTCATCCAATATTTCATCAATAGTGACTGACATTTCGTGCAATTTAGGAAATAACTTGACTAAAGTTTTTTCTCCCAAACCTTCAACACCATCAATATTGTCTGATTTATCTCCAACAAAAATCTTACAAATTAAAACATTCTCGTGGGGAATATCAACTTTGTTGATAGATATTTTATCTCCATATTTATAATATTGCTTTGTAGTCGGTGAATACATTGTCACATTTTTAGAAATAATTTGTGACAAATCTTTGTCCGCCGAAAATATTATGATTTGTTCGTCCGTGGCAATTTTACAATAAAAAGCAATCAAATCATCAGCCTCATTATTCGGCATTTCTACCTGTCTTACAAATATCTCTTCAAGATATTGTTTGATTCTAGATTTCTGATATAGAAATGACTCATACTTGAAATCATTCATATCTCGTTTCCTATTTTCCTTGTAGTTCTTGTACAAGGATTTTCTTATAGATGAATTAGAATCACCATCCCAAAAAACAATTACCTTGTCGTGATTGTGTTCATCCAAGAACTTACGAATAGTATGGATAAAAAAATATATACCACCCAAGTGTTCATTATTACTGAACACATCTTTAACTCCGTGGAATCCTATTTTCAGTAAATTATTACCATCAATTAATAGAGTAGTCAAAATATTTTAATTTAGCTATCTATAAAAATCTACATAGGTAAAAAATCGTCCTTTTCTTCTCTCAAAGTGAAATCTCCATCAGTACCTATTATTTTCTTCCAATAATCGGCATATTCTTTCTTATACTTTTCAATCGAAGCCTTTTCCTCCGTTGTATCTTTACCTGAAAGAAATCCGTGTGGAGTTACAATAATTTTACCATCTTCGAATCCTAAACCATTGATGTGATTTTTAAGAACGGAAACTTTGGTTCTTGATGCAAACTTGACAGTTCTTTTATCTTTAGTCGCAGTAATTTTAGTCGTACCAGCACCTTTCTGATTTCCAAACAAAAAGACTAAAGATGAATTGAGCCATATTGCCTCACCACCCTTACTCTTAATTCTAGGTTGGCCGAAGGGTGAGTCCGGTAATTCAACCCAAGGTTGGTTGATTATTATGAGTGTGTTTTCATTTTTAGATTCTGATTTTCTAGACCCGGAAACTCTCTGGTTGATTCCCATACCAATTTTATCAGCCAAAGCCGCTGCGTTATGCATTTTGCCACCGCGACCTTCATATGTCATTTTACACGGTACGGAACCCACTGAGTCCCAAATAAAACATAAATCATACTCAATTTCACCTTTTTCTTGAGCATCCAACAAATTATTTATAAAATCAGTTATCTCTTCTATATAGTTAAAATTATTATTAAAAATAAAAAATCCGTCCCATTCTAATTCTCCCGTTTCTTCATCAACAACTTCTTCACATTCAAATCCCATTAATTTTGCATGTTCAAAACTCCACTTTTGCTCGGTAATCATGAACACAGGAAGAACCCCCATCTTTTGTGCGGACACCGCAGTTTTAATCGCAGCCGTTGTCTTACCAGTATCGGAGTGACCCAAAAACATATTTAGGTGTCCAATCGCAGGACCTGGGTGTCCAACCGCATCCAAAAATTCAGAACCTAAATCAAAGAACCTCTGTGGTTTATATTTTGCAGAAGTAGAGAACTTCTTCTTGATGTTCGAAAAATCATTCTTTTTAATTGCCATAATATTTTTTTTTGAAAAAAGGGAGGTATAATCCTCCCTTTCTTTATTGTTAATTACTAAAACTTAAAACGGTAAATCACTATCAGGTTCGAGGTCTGATTGTGGGTCTACATAAGATTTGGAACCTCCGAAAGATTCTTCACTTGTTGTTGTGTCACCATAAACATATCCACCTTTTTCACTATCCCATCGTGGGGTTTCTCCTTTGGCGATTGCCTCCAAATATTCAACAGGTTTTTTAGAA